ATTTTATCCATTCCCATATTTGCATCAGCTTCAAATACATTTGTCGCTAGTGCATTTTCTTTTTTCTTGATTAGCTCTTCTTTGCTCATCGTTCGTTCTCCTATTTACTTGTTATTTTAGTTCTGTTTCCTGCGAACACATTAAATAGATCCGTGGGCATCTCTTTCCCAGACTCGAGACGCTCACGAACCAATGCTTTAAGTGTCATTGGTTCAACCTTTAACTTCTGGGTCGGTTGATACCCTTGACCTTGTGCAAGGACAGCATAATCTGCTGCCTTGTTATCCTCGTTACGACCAAAGGAAACAGTAATCTCATTTTTAATAAGATCGCCTAAGCCGTTATTACGAAGCCAGTTAAATGCCTCTTCTTTTTTTGCTGCTGATATTGAGGCACCATAGACGGGTTTAACTTCAACTGAAGATCCATCTGATAATTTTAGTGTAGAAAGATTCATCTCTTGCATCATAGTTGGAATAACTTCTCCAGAAATTACTTCAATATCTTTCTTTAGTTTTTTAATTGCATCTTCCTTTTGAGAAAGATCTTTTTCCATTGCCTGAAGTTTAGTTACTTGTTCTGACAACGAAGCTGCATCATCAACTTTTGTCAATGAGTCTTGTTTATCTTGTTCAAAGTTTATATTCATTTTTTCTCCTTTTTTATCTTTCGTATGTTATTAATAGTTATATAAAATCCTATGTCAAGGCTATTCTTCAATTTTTCCTTTCTCATATAAATTTACTTTTATTGGATAGTACATTTTTTCTTGTCTGTCCCATTTTAAAAAATTAAATTGTCCTACTGTTATATCAGATACAATAGAACAGGCTACACCAATTATGGCAGGATCGCCTGTAAGTAGTAAATAATCATCTTTGGTAAAGTTTTTTAGAAGCTTTCTAAGTTTAAATATTAATGGTCCTGGTGACATTATTATTTGTGAATTTTCTGGTAGTAAAGTTATTAGTTCACCAAATTTAGATGCACCCATAATATTAAATTTAGGTGTACCTAATCTAGTTCCTGGTAACTCTTGAATTACATATACTTTAGATAGAATAGTACCATCTTCAATATAATGTAACTTGTTGTTGTATTCTTTAATTTTCATTATTGACTTTTTTCCTTTCCCGTTCTATATAGCTTATTAGAAAGAAGAAGTAAACATGAATTATAAATTTAAAACTAAGCCTTACAAACATCAATTAGAGGCTCTTAATAAGTCTCATAATAGAGAAGTATATGCGTATTTTATGGAAATGGGTACGGGTAAATCAAAAGTATTAATAGACAATATTGCTATGCTTTATGATGCAGGTAAAATTAATGCAGCTCTTATTGTTGCACCTAAAGGAGTATATAAAAATTGGTACGACTCAGAGCTTCCCACACACCTTGTAAAACACATAGAACATAAAACAGTATTATGGAAGGCTAGTATTTCTAAACAACAAGAAAGACTATTAGATGAATTGTTTACAACAGGAGAAGATCTTCGTATTTTAATTATGAATGTTGAGTCTTTTTCTACAGATAAGGGTGTTGAATTTGCATATAAATTTTTAAATGCAAACAATGCTTTAATGGCAATAGATGAATCTACTACAATAAAAAACCCTGATGCTAAAAGAACTAAAAATATAGTTACTCTTGGCCAAATGGCTAAGTATAGAAGGATCCTTACAGGATCACCGGTCACAAAGTCACCGTTAGATCTGTTTAAACAGTGTGAATACTTAGACCCAGAATTATTAGGGTATAGTTCTTATTATGCATTTAGAACTAGATACGCCAAACTTAGAACTGCAAACTTTGGTGGTAAGTCTTTTCAACTTGTTGTGGGTTATAAAAATCTTGATGAGTTATCAGAAAAAATAAAACCATTTTCTTCTCGTGTATTAAAAGAAGAATGTTTAGATCTTCCTCCGTATACATATATGAAAAGAACTATACAGCTATCTGCAGAACAAAAAAGTGTATACCAACAGATGAAGAGTGAAGCTGTTGCATTTTTAAATGGTAAAAGTATGACTACAGCTACAGCATTAGTGCAGCTAATGAGACTACAACAAATTACTTGTGGTCATTTCAAAGACGATAGCGGAAAAATTCAACAAATAAAAAATACTCGTATCACTGAATTGATGAATGTATTAAGTGAGGTAGAAGGTAAATCAATTATCTGGTGCCATTGGAGATATGATATTGAAAATGTAATTAAAGCAATTACAAAAGAGTATGGTCCAAGATCCGTGGTTACTTATTATGGTGACACTAGCACTGAAGATAGACAAAAGGCTATTAAAGAAATACAAAATCCAAATAGTGAAGTAAGATTCTTAGTAGGTACACCACAAACGGGCGGGTATGGTATCACACTTACAGAAGCAAATACAATGATTTATTTTTCAAATGGATATGATCTTGAGAAAAGAACACAGTCCGAAGCTCGTATTAATCGTATTGGTCAAAAAAGAAAAATGACTTATATAGATATAATTGCAGAAGATACTGTCGATGAAAAAATTGTAAAAGCTTTGAATAAAAAACAAAACATTGCTAGTGAAATTATGGGTGAAGAATTAAAAGCATGGATCTAATAATATTAAACGACGGATTGTATCAGTTGATACCTATAACAAAAGAAATTATGGAGGGTATAGTTGTAACTTCTGAAATAGATTGTTTTGCTTTGTGTGATATTCTAAGACTTAAATTATCTGGGTATGTAGATAGTTTAAATCTTCATGTAATGAATGATGGTAGTGGAAATTTTATTGGATGTATGTGTAGTTAATTAACCATATCCATAAGTAAAGTTATAAGAACAGCTCCCATACCCCCAACTATCCAATACTCTAATCTTTTTATTCGTTCTTGCATCTCTTTGATTTGTTCGAACGTTTGCTTTTGCATTATTCTACAAAGCTTTTCGTGAGATTCTATTTTTTCTAATGCAGATTTTTTAGCCATTATATTAATTTTTGTAGTTCAATTTGTCTTAATAAATCATTTTGTACATTTCCTATACTTTGATTGACTATACCAGTATTTACAGGTGTATCAAGTCCTTGTGGCACAGGAAGCTCAACTGTCTGTGTAGTTTGAGTATTTATTAACGGTTCTTCACCTCTAAATCTAGATATTGTTGGGAATAATATTGAGTTTATTTTCTGATCTATTTCTTCTCTACTGTCATCAAGATCTATTCTTCTTAGTCTTGTTCTTAATCTCTCCATTGCTCTCACACTTTGTCTTATTTCTGATGCTACTTTAGCTGCTTGAATAGGGTCTTCTATTCTTAATCTATTTACTAGATCATCAAATGTTTCTTCACTAAATCCAGGTACTTTAAAATCTCCATCAATAAGTTGTGCTACTTCTGATTTATTTCTTAAACGTTTTTCTAAAATGTCTTCTACTTTTCTTGAAGAAACACCCATTGTTTTCATGTCTTTTAACACTTGATAAAATACTTTTTGTGCATCAAAAGAATCTAAAATATATTCTTTAAAACCAGCTAATCTTTGTTCTGGTGTAGCATCAACTCTAAATACATTTCTACCAAATTCTCTTCTTATGTTTTGTTTATCTTTACCATAAGATGTAATTAAGAAAGGCATACTATTTAATGGTTTAGCTTCTTCAACACGAACTCCAGCTAACAAAGCACCTAATTCAGTTTTAGCATCTAGTTGAGCACCAAATTGTGTAAAGGTTCCTGTAATTCCTTTATACACTCTTCTAATACTTCTGTTTGCACCAGGTTCTAGTTGTGTAAATAAATGTCCTAAAGACTTATCTATTTTCTCTAATGCAGAATCTTGATCAAAATATATTTGTTTACCATCTCTAGTTTCACCATTTCTAAATGCAATGTCAAACACAGCTTCAGATCCAATAGATTCTGAAACAAAAGGAGTAATAAATTCGGTTAAAGCACCAGGGGTATCTGTTAATCTATCATAAAATAAAGCATCAAACACTATTTGATCTGCAGTTTTATCATTTAATGTACCATTTGAATATGCATTAAACACAGCATTAACTGGTCTAATCATTGAATCATATGGATTTGTGTAAGAAAAATTAAAATATTTAAAGTTTCCATTTGAATCAGATTCGGTTAATGGAATTAGTGTAGCATTTTTTTGATAGTCTGGAGCTGAAGATCTTTGAAAAGCTTTTACTTTTTCATCACTAACACCTGTTATTTTTTCTGCAGTATATGCAATTGTAGATCCAATACCACCAAACACAGCAGAAGTACCCATTAATCTTCTTGCACCCATTTGTCTAATAAATGGATTTGAACTAGTTAATTCTCTTGCACCAATATTAACTAGATGTGCACTTGTCCTTAATATTTCTGCAGGAAAAGCTATAAAGTTACCAATAGGTAGTTTTCTAATTGCTTTAATTATTTCTGGTACTTTACTATAGGTAGGTATTGTGTTTGTAACCAAGTAAGCAGATATATCTTTTCCATTTCCAATATTATCAAACTGTTTTACTAAACTTTCTTTTTGGCTTATATCTGTAGTGTTTAAAATTTTTTGATTTATAGCAGCCAACTCATCTGATTTCCTACCTTCTCTTCCAACTGTTTTATACCAATCAATAATATTTTCTCTATAAGCTTGATCTGCTGCAACATTTTTTCCATTGTATTTAAATGCAGTATCTAATGCATCTTGATAAAAATCATCTGCATATAGTTTCCAAACGTTATCTCCACCTTGATATAAATCAAAAGCTTTTTTAACAGTTGGGTTATTCATTAAAGCTGATAAACTAAATTTACCGTCTTTTGCTTGTTGTAAAATAGTTTTAATTTCATTTACCTCTATATTACTATCTATAATACCTCTTTGAACTCTTTCAGATAATATATCTGCCATTTTAGATGCTGAAACTGATTTACCTGGAAATAAATCATCTGCTAGTAATTTAAAAGAATCACCTAAACTTGTTCGACCACCCACTAGCCCACTAGCTAATGCAAAGAAAGATGCAGTTGAAACATTTCTTATTTGTGTCATAGGTGAAAAAACTGTTTTACCAATTTGACCTGTGGCTTTGACTGACATCAAAGCTTTATATAAAGGTATGTCATATAATCTTCCAAATGTTTCGTCTACACCCCTAATAGCATTTGCAATTTCTGGTGTTGTATACAAACCAGACATTTTACCATCTGCTGCTATACCATTGTAAAACATTTTACTTTGAAACTCTTCGCCATATTTTATTAAAGGAACTACTTGTTGTAGGTTATTCGGATTAATTCCTTTTGCTGTAGCTTCATTTGCAGATCTAAAAAATAAACCAGACTCTAATCCTGTGTCCGCTATTCGATCAAAAAAATCTTTTTGATAAACCTGTTTTGCTGTCTGCATAAAAGTATCTGTAACAGCAGCTCTGTAATCTGTAGACGTTTCAAGAAAAGCATCTGTAATAGATTTGTATTTTCTAACATCTACAATATCTTGAATTGTTTGTCCTTTTTTTAAAAGTTCTCCTTCAACACTAGTAATTTTTTCTACAATTTTATCTTTTTTTAATAATGAGTCTGCTTTAACAAAAGTATCTTTTTTTAATTCTTTTGTTGGTATTCTAAATGTTTTAGCAACTGCATTAAAAATAGTGTCTGGAGATCTATTGCTTTCAATAATTTGTCTTTTTAAATACTCCATTCTATTAGTAGCAAATTCATCTAAAGATTTATTCCAAGTTTCACTTGTTCTATCGGTAGTTTTAGCCAAGGTATCAACTTCTTTTGCAATATCATCATTTGTTTTTGTTAGATTTTTAAAAAACTCTTTTGCACCTTTTATTTTTTCAGGATTAAATTTGTAAGATTCATTTTTAAATGCAGAAAATACTTGTTTTAAATATGCACCGCCATTAGCTATTATTTGAGAACCTAAATCTCTAGTGGCTTCATCTGTAGATTCTGTTAGTAGTCTACCATAATCTTTACCTAGTTTAGTCATTAATTCTTTTAAACTTTTTGCAGAATCTTTTATTGCTTTATTAGGTAATTGATTAAATATATCATCTGCTTCTTTTCCAGAAGTTCTTAAAAAATTAAATATTAAATCATTTTCTGCTTGAGCAATAGGAGTGCTTTTAAATCCTTCTTTAAATCTAACTGAATAATTATTTGCAATATCTTTAAAATTTTTATCTATATCATCCATTAATTTTATTAATGATTTTTCATTGGCATTAACTAAATTACCAGATTCCTCTAACAATCTTCTTGATTCTACATCAAGTGGTCCTGTAGATTTAAATACATTCTTTATATTATCTAATTTTTTAGCTAGTCTTTCTTTTAAAGGAGCATTAGGTGAAGAAGATAAAAATTTCCATGAATCTGCTTTAGGTATATTTAAAGATCTCATCGCCTTATCAATAGCTTTATCATAACCAACTCCTGCAAGTTTAACTCCTTTACCTAAAGTTTCTGTGCCTATTATTTTAGTCATTGGATTTATAACAGCATAATTTAATCCTCTTAAAGTGTTACCACCAACAAAACCAATTGCTTGACCTGCAGGTTTTATTCCATATCTAAACCCTAATGTACCTGCAACCGGTAAAGCTGCAGTAATACCACCTCCTAGTAAAGCACCTTCTGCACCAAATTTTATTTTTTGTTTAAATGCCTCTGCTGCTTTTTCAGATCCTTTTAATTCACCACCTTTATAAGCTTCTGCATATCCTAAAGTTTGAGCTACCGTTCTATTTTCTTCTGGGTCAGAAACTACAAAATCAGTAACACCACCAATTGAACCATAAAATCCTGCTCTTTTAGCTAATTCTGCTGTCTTACTACCTATAGTAGGTAAACTAGATAACTTAGTTATTTTACTTGCACCTTTTAAAACTTTTATACCTTGTGCTATTTTTACTGCACCAGCTGCAGGCACACCAAATTGTGTAAGAACAGATGTAATATCCCCTAACGCTGTTTCTGTTTCAGGTGTTATTTTTTCAAAAATATTATCTATTGTAGAAATTAAATTAGTATCAGCAAGATAATCAATCGGCATTGCACCAAGAGTTAATAATCCTTGAACAGCTTGACTAGCCCCTTTTGCTATTCCAACAGGAACATCTGTAACATAATCTAAGAAACCAGGTTTTTCTTGTGGATCTATTTTTTCTGGTGGTGTTTCTAAAAGAGATTTAAAGAAGGGTTCAGCCATAGTCCTCCTACGCTGTGTTTTGTGGTAATATTAAATTTACACCATATTTTACATTAAATTTTTCTACATCACCTTGTGTTCTAATATACGCAAAGTCTTGTAGAGCTTCTTCACTTGTTGCTACAAGTTTAACAATATCATCTGTAATTTCTTTTGGTAGTCTTGTTCTTAATTGTTCAAAAGTTAAATTAGTTGCAACTGGTTCTGTAGGTGTTTCTGGAGGTCCTCCTACAGCCATTTCAATTCTACCGCCTTTTGCTTTTTTAAGTCCTAAATAAGGAGATACATCATATCCAACTATTCCACTAACATTATCTGTGGTAACCCCTTGTATTAAAAGAAGTTGATTAATTCCTGCTATAATTTCTGATTGAATTATTGATTTTTCATTTTCAGCAGCATCTTGTAAAGATGTAATATTTTTATTAACTTCGTTAGCTATTTTACCTGCTGTAGTAGCACTTGATCCAGTTAAACCTGTTTTTATACCTAAACCATCTTTTAATATTTGAAATCTTTTTTCTTCTGATGGGGTTCTATTTGTTTTTGTAGCAAGACTAGCATATTCATTAAAGTTTCTTTCTTGAAATCCTTTTTTACCTGCAGCTATTCTTGCTTTTTCTAATTCAGTTGTTGCAGCAAAAGCTATTTTAGCCATATCTTTTTTGTCTTTTCTTTTCTGACCCATAATACCTAATAATGATTTATTAAGAGCAGCTGCTTTGTCTGCAATAGTTCCTTCTGTGCCAACAGCATCAGATAATGCTAAAGCTAATCTACCTTTTGTTTCTCTATTACTTGTTCCTAAATATTTCTCTAACCTTTTCATTTGTTTATCATATTCAGAGTCAAATGAATCTTCTACTACATCACCGCCTACTTGTGTGTCTTTTGATTTAATTTCATTTTTATTAGCAATCATTTTTTTAGCAATTGCATCAAAATCTGTTAATTCATCCTCACCTGAAAATTGTGCAGGATCTCCTCTCTTATCAATATCTACAGTAGATAACCCGTCTTCATCTAAACCTTTATCTTTAAATAATTTCTTTTTACCTCCTCTTGGGAAGAATCCTGGAGCTTCACCAATTTTATTAGCGTCATCTATTTCTTTTAAACCTTCTTCAAAATCTAAATTAGTTTCATCAAAATAAAAAGGTCTTGAACTTACTTCTTTTAATTTTTTGTAAGCTAACGGAGTCTTAGTTGATCTTTGATAAGCGTCCGCTAATAAACCTATACCTGTTCCTACAGCAACCCCTGCACCAATCCCTGTTCCATAGACAGTTTTTGGATTTGTAAGTAACAAACGCCCTAGTCTACTTGTAGGTGCTTTCATACTATAGTTAGGTTTTCCTCTTTGAAGTTCTTCAGCCATAGCTTCACTTATTCCAAGTATTTGATTAAAACCTGTTCTAGTTCCTAAGTTAGAACCCGTAAACAAACCACCACCAATATTTCCACCGCCTCTAACTTGTGTTCTAGGTGTAAGTTGTTCAATCCCAGTTGGCATACCACCACGTCTTAACGAAGGTCTTTTATAAAACATTAGTTACCTCCAAAGATGCTACCTAAACCATATGCTGTTAAACCAACTTGTAAAGCTTGTGATAAAGGACTTGCTGATGCAGGTGCCGGTGTTTGTGTTTGAGTTGTAGTTGGAACACCGCCTGCTTGTGATGCAATACCAGATCCTAATATTCCTAATCTAGTGTATGGTTCTTGATAAGCAAGTTGTGCTTGTTGTTGGGTTGCGTCTTTTAATGCTTGAGAATATGCAAGAGCTCCTGTACCTGCTGAACCTAATTGTTGTGTTGTAGTTGCTGCCAATGATGGTTGTAATGATGCAAGACCTCTTTGTTGTTCAAAGGCTTGTTGTGCTGCGGTCTGTGCTTGACCAAATCCTTGTTGTAATAATCCTGCCTGTAGTGCAGCTCTGTTTCTGTCTGAAGCTGCTTGGTACTCGGCTCTTTGTACACCTTCTCTACCACCACCAAATGCTCCTGCTTGAATAGCTTGAGTTGCTATGCCAGTCATACCTTGTTGAGCTTGTCTATCGAATTCATCTAAAGTTGTATCAATTACTTGTTGTTGATAAGGTGACATAAAACTTTGATATGCGCTTGGTCCTGAGTATTGTGATGCTTGATCAAAGAAAGGTTGAAAACCTGCAACACCTGTTCCTGTGCCCACACCGGTTACAGCACCAGTTGTTTGATCAAATGTTAATTGACCTAATCCTGCTTGTGTGGCTGCTTGTTGTTGAGCTGCTTGTGTTAAGGGATCAACTCCTGCAATTTGAGGTCCAAGTTCCGCGAGCGTTGGTACACCGGTTGAGCCTGGTGCTCTACCAACACCTTTTGTAAGTAGATCTATATATGATTCTTGAGCCGCTTCTAAAAAGGGTGCTCGTCTAGTGGTTGTTGTGTAATCTTGAACGGCCATTATGCTTGTCCTACTTTTTCTGCTTGTTTCATAAAGTTATATAGCTTTTCTGCGCCTTTATCAACACTTCCGTTGCCTACACCTCTAACAGCATCAGCTGTTAATACGAACTCATTTTTAGATAACATTGCAGGCACATCGTCAGCTTTTTCTTTAATACCTACTGGTACAAAACCACCATTTTCTCTGTAATCTAGCTCCATTACACCACCTTGATTTTTTCTAACAGGTATTTCTCCACCCATAGCCATCTTAGGTTTTCTGTATTTATTCATTTCATCTCTTATAAGATCATCAGCTTCTTTTAAATCTAAGCCAAAGTTCTCCATTAAATCTTGTCTTTTCGGCATAACATATTCTTCAAAGATAAATTTTCTAGAAGTCATGTCTTTATCATCTCCTGAAGTACCTACAATAACTTTAGCTATTTCAGCTGCAGCCATATTAGGTGCGTTTTCTGGTATGGGGTTTGATGTTGTTGTATCTACAAACATTGCTGGATTTCTTTTTTCAGCTTCTTCTAATGTTATATTTGGTGTAGGTAATTCTTTTTCTTTACTCATACCACCAAAACCATTCATAACTAAGTTAAATAAATTCTCATCACTTAATTCTGGAAATTTTGTTTTTAATTCTGCCATAGCATTTTTAATAGCTATTTCTTTATTAGCACCATTTTCAAAACCAATACGGCCACCTTCTTTTTTACCCATACCCATAATAGCAATTTCTTTTAACACTTTGGCATCAGCAGGATAAGATCCAGGATCATTTAAAATGTAATATAAATTAGGCATTGATTTACTTTTACCCGATGTGCCACTGCTACCAAGTTTTTTAAATAAATAAGCTCTTTCTGCTTTGCTAAATGTAATGCCTGCCATCTTCATATTTTCATCTTCTTTATCTTCTGGCATAGACATAATACCTTCGCTGTCCTCAGCTTTATCTCCAAATTTAAAACCTATTCTTCCGCCTTGAGCATAATTTCCACCTATTCCAAATTTACCGGCAAACTTTTCATCATATAAAGGCACTCCTCCTAACTCTCCTCTATCTCTATATTTAATTTTTTCCATAATAATTTCTTTTTGTTCTTCTGGATTTAATTTATTATACCACTCTGCTCCAGTTCTTAAATCAGTTCCTTTACCTGCTATAAATTCACTTAATTCAAATTTAGCTCTCTGTAATGCTGATCTAGCATTACCCTCTTCATCGAAAAAAACACCGGCTATTTTTTCTAATATGCCTTTATCTGTACCATCAGCAAAACCTATTCTTCCGCCTTGGGCTTTTCCAACTCCTTCATTTTTAACAGAGTCAATATCTTCCTGTGTTGCATTTGCAATGGTCATAATAGTTTCTTCATCTACTCCTCTAGTTAACATATCTTTTATCATAGTAAATTTTGTATTGGTTCCTTCGTCAAATCCTATTCTTCCGCCTTGGGCTTTACCACCAAAGAAGTTTTGTAAATAACCATCGTATTCTTCTTTTTTCTCTGCTTTTAAAGCTTCGTCATATTCGTCTATAGTAATATCTTCACCAGCTTCGTTTGCTAATCTTTTAGCATCAAGATAAGTTAGACCAAAAGATCCTGCAGCAAGAAGTGCTGTTTTATCTAATGAACCATCTTTATTTGTAAATACTGCTTTACCAAATTTTTTAGCACCTTCTACTAAAGCTTCACCATAGTCCCCTTGTTTGACTAAATTAAAAATATTTGGATCACTTTTAATAATTTCTTTTGGGTTTATAATATTAACTTTTTCTAATGCTTGATTTTCTACCATGTTTGTAAACTTACTAGGTTCAAAAACGTTACCTGTATAAGCTACTTCACTTCCTTCTATTGCAGTTGGAATTCCACCTTGAATATTGGAGGCTCCACCTGAACCACCTAAACCTAATTCATTATATTTTGACATATCATCTACACCTTTAACACTCTCTACATTTTTTCCAGAACCACCAAACATTTTACCTAAACCAGTTTTTGTTCCTACAGGAGAACTAAATCCTCCTTTAAACCCTTCAAGTCCACCTCTAAATGCTCCACCTGCTTCAAATGGATTACCTTGAAATCCTGCACCACCTACATATCTTGAAAGTTGTCCACCACCGTAAGTTAGTGCTGCACTTTTTAATGAATCACCAATGCTACCTGTCTGATCAAAACTGCCGATACCTGCCATAGCCGCTGCCGCTGCAGGGTTAAAAGGTGCAACGAACGGTGCTGCTTTGACTGCAATATCTGCTACTTCATTAGGTATAATTTTTCTAACTCTTCTTCCAATTTTTTTTAAAAGTCCAAAACCTGTTCTGCTACCCATAGGTATACCAGTATAATTACCACCACCAATAGTGCCTGGAGTGACATCCATAATCCCACCTTGTCTCCTTAATTGTCTTCTGATTTGTGATCTAGTTATTGGCATAGTTTATCTATTCTATTTGGTTTTTCCAAAAATATCAAGGCTTGGCATTAGGACTTTTATATCTCTTCGAATGTCTTCTTCAGGTACTCCTTTAGATTTCCATTCATTGTCATCCTTATATTCCTCACCTGTCTTAAGGTTAGTTATTTTTTCTATTATTTTTTCTGGTTTTAACACTTGCATTTTTCCTCCTATGTTCTGTCAAATTCTAGTATTGATACAGTGCCTTCAAATATATCAGCAGAAGCTGCTTGTAACTGTAATTTGTCACTTTCTTCTAATATGATCGTACCATCAGATATAGATTTGGAGTTACCTGCATTAACAGTATGCTCTGCAAATTGATAAGCTCTACCTGCAGAGGTATCATATATAAAAGCTTTTATTTCCGTGTTCCCTGCTCCAACATTCGCTACATGTATATTTTGTATAATGGCTCTAGACTCAGATGGCACAGTATAAATATCTGTGACAGTTGTTGCAGTTAAATCAAAGTTTGCGTTTTGGTATCTATTTGCCATTATGCTGTATTTCCACTACTCATAAACCAAGTAAATCTTTGTTGTTCATCTCTTAAATCTTGTTGAAATGTAGAATTTAATTTTTCAATTAATCCGTCTAAATCTCTTACCAAAGAATCAGCATCTTGTTGTCTGTATTCTTTATTAGGTCTGGTAAATACTACGGTTATCTTTGCCATTATATTAAATCACTATATAAAACCGGGTTGCTTGCAGTGCCATAATTAAAATCATAGTTTTTTGCAATTTGATTATTTTTTTCATCTTCATCTTCTGCAATAGGAACTACTTCTTTTACTGCCATTATACCTAAATTATTTTTTGCGCCATCATCACCATCCCTATCTCTATTATTGCTTGGTGTAATATCTCTTCCTGGAGCCATTGGTCCAGATCGTTTACCTTCAGGTCCATACATTTCAACTGTATCTTTTGATTTAGGGGGGCCAAGTTTTCCTAAAGTATTAATAGCTCTTCCAACTAAAGTTTTATCAAAAACATTTTTTGCAAAACCTAAAGTTTTTGAAACTGCATCACCAAAACCTCCTTTAAATCCACCCTTGCTTTTAGCTGTTTTACCAACGTTAGTTGCATAGTCTGTTAAATCAGCTTGAGCGTCATAACCAGGATTATTACTACCATCAGCATTCGTACCTTTATCTTCAGATCCTCCCATATCTCCTTGTGAGTTTAAAGACATAATACCTCCAGGGCCTTTGTTCGGTCCATCTTTTAATGATTTGTGTAAATCTTTTTTAATTAATAATTTTTTTTCTGCTTTTGTAATATATGCTAATTCTGTTTCTGGATGACTAGGTCCAGATTTCCATTTAATAGGAATATCACTTACTGTTTTTTGTTTACCAAGATAGTTTCTAACACCACCTTGCACATAATATTTAACTTTTTTTTGTTTGTCTTTATATAAACCTTTATCTATCATTATCTTCTACCATCCGGTTGTGTATCTAATCTAAACGTGCCAAGTTTCCAACTTTGATTAACAGCTGTATTAGCTACCTTTAAAGATATGGCTCTTGCTCTTGCACGAGTATCTACCTTATCAGTAGATGAAGTAATTGTAAATGGCCCTAATGGAGAACTTGCTTGAGAACTATTAGGGTAATTTTTTAATTGTAGTGTTATTTGAGTATTACCTGTTTGAGATAAAAAATCTGGTACAAATCTTCTTATTTTCATTAAATATTCTCCATCTCCTCTAAAATCAGAAACACCTGTCATTTGTCCTTGTCTAGATCTTGCTTGAGTAATATCAAAATCTCCAGATTCGATATTAGATGTAATTACATTTATGCCATTAGCTAATGCTTCATCAGTTCCTTTTTCGTGTTCAAAGTATATTGTGCTTCCTTCAGTATTGCCTACTACATCAAATGATGCATCATCGTCTGCAGTAAAACTAGTTGCATGAGGTAGACCAAATACAGAAGAATCTTGCCATGCACCTCTTGCTAAAGTTCCTGTTGTCCAAACAGGTCGTTGAGGAGTAGAGTCTAAATAGTTATATGTTACACATCTATTAATAACAGTTGAACTTTCAGTACAATAAAACCAAGTGATCTCACCAAACAAATTATTTAGTCCAACATTAATTAATTGATTGGCTGTTGTATTTAAATCATTATAAACAAAATCTTCTACTAAACATTTCATAGTTTCTAGATTACCAGAATATTTAAAGAAACCATTTTCTGAAAACCAATATGCAGCTCCATCAACTTCTAATGCAGCATTCTGTCCAATCAATCCGCAGTTTGTTCCTACTTGTTGAAAACCAAAAGTAAATGGTTGACCAATAAACCTCATAGTAAATAAAGATGTATCTGTCCAAACATAGATTGCATCCCTACCTCTAACAGCACCTACAATTTTAGACCCGTCAGCTAGTCTTTGTGTGCCTGCAGTATTAACTGCTGTTGGTTGATAAGTATTAATATCTTCTTGGTTAGAAAATCTAATAAACATTTCATCTTGTGTAGAAGGTGTTCCAATCGTTGTTTCTGTTCCAAAGAATACTAAGTGACGGTCAGGTGTAGATACTAACATATCTCTAGATGCTGTTGGTGCACCTGATATAATAGTTGCTCTATTAGTTACAGCGTTTGTTGCATTTGAGTCCCATTCAAATACTTGTGCATTATGAATTAGTGCAATTACTTTATCTCCAAAATTATCAATCGACCACAAACCTGGATCTACAACTAAATCTCCTGATGCAGCTTCACCCCATGCAATGTAATCAGAACTATTAAGTACAGTTGCGCCGTTAGAATGAGTTGCAGCTGTTGTATTTCTAACTCCTCTTGTAACACCTGTTAAAGTGTTGCTACTTATACCTGTGTATGAAATTTCTTCTGATCCTATTTGAATAAAGTTTGTTCCTGAAGTTGGAAACAAAGATGCATCTGTTAATACAATAGTAGTTGTAACAGCATTGATACCACCATTTAAAGTAGTAGTTGCTTCACCTGTTACTGTTCCACCCCAAGAAGCTAGTCCCCAACCAAAACCAGGTAATTGTTCTGCAGGTCCAACAGGATAATAATGTTGTACTCGAATACCACCTGATGTTGTTGCACCTGAACCTGTTTCATTAGAAGGCATAGTAATAGTTAAAGTAGTACCTGTTGGCACACTTGTTACCATAAATTTTTTATCATCAAAATCTGATGCTGAATAATTTGAATTAGTAATTGTCGTAAAATTATCTAAAAGAATAATATCGTTTTCTTGAATATTGTGATCTGTGCTAAAAGTTATAGTAACTGTTGCTGATCCATTCGTCGTGCTAAATGCATTAGAAAGAGTTGTTGTAGATTTAATAGGATGTATGTCATAAAATACACCACCAGTATATGCATATAAAACTCTATTTGTACCTATTATAGCGAACTTGTTACCAGATCTATTAACTAAGTGATGCAGAGCCCTTGCAGCTCCTGTAAGTTTTGATTCACCTAATTGTGACCAACCACCTATCTTCTCTGGTGTGCCATATCTAAAACGTACATTATCTCCTCCGACCCATTGTCCTTCGGCCGTGGTTTCTGTAATCTGTTTATTGAATCCAGGTTGAAATCCTATCTTTTGTAACATATGGCTCCATTATAATACTATTTTACAAATGATGGTAGACCTAACATAGGTCTTCCGTCAAATCTGTTTTTATCAGCAAATGGGCCGTTTACATGATTATAATGTAGAAATACTTGGCCACAAATGTTCCCGTCAAAAGGCTCTCGCCAATGTTCGAGTTCACAGCCACTATATACTAACATATCACCTACTTCAAGCAAGACTTTTGTGCCTTTGGGTGCGTTGGGCTTATGTATGTTCTTATACTCGTCTATGACGCTGTTAGCCCCCGTACCGTCGATAAATATAGGCCAGGGATCTCCACCAAGGTTTAATGTGGTAGATATTTCACAACTGGGTCTATCTTTATGTCTTCGTAGTTCATCACCTTTTTTATATGCTCTAGCATAAGAATATGTTGGAATAAGATTTAGTCCTGTATGTTGTTTCATTACAGGCAACATTTTAACTAATAATGTATCCATTACAAAATCACCATAACAAGAATAGGTATTAGGTATTTGTTGATCGGTCCATGTTCCAAGTATCGAGGACTGTGAATGTATGTTATTTTCATACATAAATCTTGTTGCATCTCTTTTAAGTAAGAAATAATTCAATATAAAATTAGCCATCTCATAAGACAGTGCATTCTTAATTACTTGATATTTTTTATTTTGAAATGTCTGTTCCATCTTTATGTTTTGTTTGATATTTTTTTGTAGCATTTATAAGAGTATCTACTTCTTCATCAGGTACTATTTCTATTTTATAATTTTCTATACCTAATAAACAACCTGCAATAAACCTCCTCATTCCCATACACAATCTGTACTTACCATCTTTTTCGGTACATATTAATGGATTAATTATACCATTTTTTTCTATATCTATTTTTAATTTTTTCCATTTTTCATTTCTTGTTTGAAGCATTCTACCTTCTTCTGTTTTTAAATGATCTTCTCTAAATACTATTTGATCTTTGTGAACTATCATACCACCATACACTTTTGTAAAAAATTAAAAGACACTGATATTCTTATATCATTAGAATTGTTAGGATCAACACAATGCATTAACCAAGATGGAAACATAATACATCTTCCAGCAACAGGTTCATAATGTGTTTCTCTAAATAATCTTGATGGTTTTTCTCCTTCTTTTTGTCTAGGTCTTAACATTGCAGCTGAAGCTCTTGGATCATCTATTTTTAAATCACCACAATTTTTAGGGGTTTTTATATAATACACACCAGACCATAATGAATTAGGATGTTGATGTGCTCTATTATGTCCACCAGGTGGATTTATATTTGCCCACATATTACCTAATACAGGTTCACTCTCTAAATGTTCTTGTTCGTATATTGTTTTTTGACAAGCATACAACATATCAACTAATTTTTTAAATTGAGGTAATTCATTCATGTTAGTATGTGAGTGCCAACCTTGCACATTGGTTCTAATTATTCCCTTATCTTGTTTAGACCAAGCTACAATATCTCGTTCTAACTCTTGATTAAGAGTTGGGTGTTCTATATCTGCAATATAAATAGGTGTTGGAAAATGTAGATCTCTGTGCATTATTTAAACGGTGTTCCTCCAAACCACATAACTAAAGATTTTCTATTACCCCGTATTACTGGTTTTACTCTGTGTCTAATAAATGATGCAAAGAATACTGCATGCCCTTGTTTGATTTTTGCAACTTTACCTTCAGACATTAATTCTAAATCTCCTCCTTCAAATTCATTTTCTGGAGATAATAAACAAGTCATAGATATTTTTCTAACAGGTGGTTCGTGTTGCATGTTTACATCATTATCTACATGCCAATCATAAAATCCTCCTTCTGGATATTCTGTGTATTGAGCCATTTCAGTTATAGTCATTCCATCAAAACCAAAATGATTACCATTAGTATTCTTCATAATCCGTTCAATATCTTTATACATATTATTCATTTTTTTAAATGGTATCCAACTAATATGTGAGGTTCTAGTTTTAGTATCTATTACTCCACCTTTAATACCTTTATTACTTCCAACTTGTGCATCGTTTCTAGGTTCTGCACGTCCAGCTTCAATAATCATTTTACATTGTTCTGGTGTAAAGATTGGTCCAGTTGTCTCTACTATAAAAGATCGCCAACGTGGTTCAGTAATCATTTTGCGCCTCTGTTTTTTATTGGATCAAACTGCACATCACAGTTTGCAGCTAGAGTTCGTCTAGTCT